ACCAGTAGTACCGGCAGTTCCAGTTGCCCCAGTGGCACCGGTTGCTCCCGTAGGACCAGAGGATTGAACAGTTGTAGAATATACTATTTCATTTGTAACGGCATCATAAAATAATGTGTTTGTAGCAGTTGCATTACGAATTGGAGAAACATAGAATGCACTTTGCGTTGCCCCGTTTAATACATTCCCGCTTGCATTTAATACAATAGAGTTGGCTGGTTGGTTAGTAAGTCCAGTATTTGCACCTATTGCTATTGCATAATTGCCCTGTGCAGTTCTACCTGCCTGATAGCCAATTGCAACTGAACCTCCTCCTTGCGCAGCGTTACCCGCATTTTGGCCAATAGCAATTGAACTTCCACTCTGTGTAGTATTTCCTGCGCCATCACCAATAGCAATTGCACTTCCACCTTGATAAGCGTTACCGGCGCTATTCCCAATAGCAACTGCAAAGTTATTTTGTACATTTGAACCGGCACTATTTCCGATTGCCACTGTATTGGCTCCTTGATTTGTAAAACCGGAACTATTTCCTATAGCTACTGCATTAGTACCTTGTATATTTTTTCCTGCTGAAAACCCTACGGCAACTGAGTTTGAACCTTGGGTATTTGTACCAGCATTGCTACCAATTGCGACTGAACTTGAACCTTGTAAAATGCTACCTGCCGAAACACCCACAGCAACTGAGTTTGAACCTTGCGTATTTTGTCCAGATGCATTACCGATTGCTACTGCATTAGTACCTTGTACATATTGTCCAGATTGAACACCAATTGCTACTGTACCGGCACCTTGCGTATTTATAGCCGCATAAATGCCGATGGCAACCGCCTGTATACCTTGAGCATTACGTCCAGCTTGAAAACCAATAGCGGTAGAACTAGTTCCTTGCGTATTTTGACCAGCCTGAGCACCAATTGCAACTGAATATTCGCCATGTTTTACTTGTCCAGCTTGATATCCAACTGCTACTGCATTAGGCCCTTGATTAGTTTGTCCAGATTGATATCCAACTGCTACTGCAATACTTCCTTGATTAGTTTGTCCAGCACCGCTACCAAGTGCTACGCTATTTGAGCCCTGAGAGTTTTGGCCGGCATTTATACCTAGCGACAAGTTTGTACTTCCGGTTAGCTCCCAATTATTTATTGAACTATTCCAGCGAATTGTCTGACCATAAGTATTTCCTGTTATAAGTCCAGGACCAGTAGGTCCAGTTTCTCCTGTATTTCCTTGTAAACCTTGTGATATAATAGCAACAATTATATTTTGGCCATTTGTAAAACTGGATGTTCCACCAGAAGTGACTAGACTAATGGAAAAAGTGCAATGGGAACTAGCAAAAATGGGGTTCGCAGTTATTCTCCATGTTTGAAAATTACTGCTGTTAGAACGGTCTTGGATTGTAATCACATTTCCTTTAGTTAATAGTGCCAAAAAAAGGCTTATATCATTACCAGCTCCATCAACACGGCTCACATTTATTTGCGTTGCATTTGTTTGCAAAGAAGTGTTCCATAATATATTACTATTTCCAGGGTTTCCACTAGTTGCCACTGTATTTGCTATGTAATTATATAAAGTGGTAGTTTGACCTGGAGGACCAGTAGGACCTGTCTGGCCAGTAAACCCGGCTGGGCCAGTAACTCCAGTTGCACCAGTAAACCCAGTTGGACCAGTAACCCCAGTAGGGCCCGTTTGACCAGTAAACCCAGTTGGTCCAGTTCTACCAGTAAACCCGGTTGCACCAGTAACCCCGGTTGGTCCAGTAAACCCAGTTGGACCAGTAAACCCAGTTGGACCAGTAAACCCGGTTGGACCAGTAAACCCGGTTGGACCATAATCACCAACCGGACCAGTATCACCAGTAAATCCAGTTGGTCCACTTCTGCCAGTTTGACCAGTTGGTCCTATTGGACCAGTTCTACCAGTAAACCCGGTTGCGCCAGTAACCCCAGTTGGACCAGTAAACCCGGTTGGTCCCGGTGGACCAGTAAACCCAGTTGAGCCAGTAACCCCGGTTGGACCAGTAAACCCGGTTGGACCAGTAACCCCGGTTGGACCGGTTGCCCCAGTTCCATATGGTCCAGTAGGTCCAGTATAACCAGTCGCTCCAGTATTCACAGCTCTTCCATCGTTACCCGTTGGGCCTGGTGGACCAGTATAGCCTCCTGTCAAACCATAGCCGTCTAAATTGACACTATATTCTACATATACACCATTATTACTCACATCACTGGATGTCCATAAAAAATCTGATGGATTTAAATACGTAATATTGATATACAGGGATGTACCAACCAAGGAAAGCACTTTTCCATAAATTATTTTATTGTAATATACAACATTATTGTATGGAGGGAAACCCGGAGGGTAAAAATAGGTTACTACTACATTTTGCCCATAGGTATAGTTCACTGAATTATTGTAAAGATTTACCAAAAAGTTTGTGCTATGTACTCCAGTAGGGATTTCGACTATAGTACCTTTAGTTGCATACAAGTCACCTCGTTCACCTTGGTCGCCTTTTTGCCCAGTAAATCCAGTGGGGCCAGCGGGACCGGTTTCTCCAGTGAACCCAGTAGGACCAGTCGGGCCAGTGAAACCCGTAGGACCAGTAAAACCAGTAGGACCAGTGCGACCAGTAGGACCAGTGCGACCAGTATAACCACTAGGACCTGTAAAACCAGTTGGGCCAGTGCGACCAGTCGGCCCTGTAGGCCCAGTGGGACCAGTTTCTCCAGTGGGACCAGTTTCTCCAGTGGGACCAGTATAACCAGTGGCCCCGGTAGGGCCAGTGGACCCGGTAGGGCCAGTGAACCCGGTTGGGCCAGTGGACCCGGTAGGGCCAGTGGACCCGGTAGGGCCAGTGGGACCAGTGTCTCCAGTAGGACCAGTAAATCCAGTTTCTCCAGTTGGTCCAGTAAGCCCAGTAGGACCAGTATATCCAGTAGCTCCAGTAGCGCCAGTAAATCCTTTTTCGCCAGTATATCCAGTAGCTCCTGTAGGACCTTCGACTGTACTATCTTTACCCGGACGACCGGTTGGACCAGTTGAACCGGTTGCACCAGTTAAACCTTGTGGTCCTCGTTCTCCAAATAGACCTCCATTTAGCCTATAATAATCTAAAATGGCGTCTAAAGTTAAACCATCAGAATGGGTAGTATATGCTTCGTTTACTAGTACTCTGTTTTGTTTGTTACCCCATAATTGTTGTTTTGACATTACTATTAGTTATATATATATGAATATTTACATTTTTTATATATGTAAGAAACAAATCAATATTATGGCTTGTTCGTTTATATTATAAAAAATTAATATACATAATTGCAATAAGAAATCCATTAATAACACTGTTATGACCGATTTAGATATGTCGTGGATAAAAGAATATTCACGTATGCATTCTATTCAACAAATTGTGAATAAAGAAGAAATGGATGACATAGGGTTGCAAATTATCTATATGGATGTAAACCGTGAAATAAAAATAATTAATAAACATACTATTACATTATCTACTATTACGTTATCTAATAATGATAGAGGTAGAGGTATTTCTAAAGAACAATTATTAAAAATTATTCAGGACACAAAAACCAATCAAAATAGGAAATATAAATTGTTTGATATACTATTATACAAAATAGATTTAGAACCGAAAGATATACAGAGATACGTGAATGGTGAATGTAATGCAACCAGCGTATTAAAATCGATACCTATAGTGGATGATATTAACATTGAACCGTCTTTGTTTATTTTTCATTCATTGTATACTATTTTCTTGTTTTTTGAGGAATTAAATATAATAAATCCTTGCATAGTTAAATCCATAATGAAAACGGGGGAAAATGCACATAAACCAAAACACACTAAAAAAGTTAGAATAAACGATATATGCGACGAAATAATACTATCTAAATGTAAATCCAAAAAAACGCGGAAAATATGGACAATGAATACGGCAATGAATGTCTAGATGTGTGGTGTGATGCCCAGGGGGCATCACGTTCCATATAACCAGCATGATGCTGACCATACGGTCAGACAATAAGCCCCCACCGAAACTACAACAAATCATAAATAATATAAATATGTATTGTGTTATATAAGTACAATACATCATGGAAAATAATAAAATTACGTATTACAAGGAACAAATAGCACATATTTATTATAATTTTGTCCGTCCGAGGGAAGAAATAGATATTAAAAACTGCGCTGTACTATACGAACAATTATTACGTTCTCTCGTATCCGAAATAAAAACTACCAGTGCGGAGCGAGAACCTAGTGAAATAGAGGATACTAGTCCAATTATATCTAATTATGTAGAATTATTCAAATTGTTATATAAACTAATTGCCCAGACCCGGGATATTTGCAATGGAAAAGGAGAACGAGATTTAACATATATGATGATTTATACCTGGTGGAAATATTTTCCCACGATGGGGCTAGTAATCTTGCGGGCTATGTTGTTCTCTCTCTGTGGTACTATATCTATGGAACATGATGAACAGGGGCATCACACCACACATCTAGGCATTAATGACTTTTCGAGTGGAGTGAAAATCCATACAAACCCGCATGATGCTAGGTGTATGGAACATGATGCACAGGGGCATCACACCACACATCTAGGCATTAATTTGCATATAGATACAAACCTACCATATTTTCCACATATGAATAGTTATGGGTGTTTAAAAGATGTGAAATATTTTTGCAATTATGTGCGCGTTTACGGTTCTAAAAACGACATTATTTGCAGATATGCTATGATTATGTTAAATCAGCGTGTGTATAATGATTATATGGAATACCAAAAAAATGGGACATTACCATCACTTGCATGTAAATGGGTTCCCAGAGAAAATAGCAAACATGGATGGATATTTGAGAAAATGGCTATACAGTGGGTACAGGCAACACAACCATATATACTTTCTAGTGTGAAAACGAATGGAGAAGATATAAATTGGATGTGGAATGTAGATATAGATGTCTCCTTAGTCAGAGTAAAAGCAATTACTAAATGCAAAACCATTTATAGAAAGGTTATTTCTTCATTGACAAAACTCATTGATATATCGGAAACCAAAAAATGCGAGAACCGATGGTCCGAAATCGTCCCTGCCAAAATAACAATACGTGATTGGGAGTGTAATAATAATGCATTATTTAATATTGATAATACATTTCAAGAACGTCATAATACGGCGATTGACAAGGATAGACGAATGTGTGCACATAACATTAAAGAACATCTTTTCATATCTCAAATGTCGCCAGATACAGTGTTGACGAACTTTGTTAAGAGTTATACAAATCGGCGTTTTTTCACGCCTATGCAATTCGTAAAACATGCTATACATATTATTCAACAGAAAAAAATAGAGAGAAATGCCGAGATGCAGCAGAATATTTTATATCAAACTAATATGTTGAATAATATGTGGGAGAAGTTATCCAAAAAGTGCAATACATTGGACTATTTTATTCCTATTTTGGATACATCTTTGTCTATGAGAGGAGAACCATTACATAATGCTATAGGAATGTGTTGTCTTATTGCAGAAAAATCGAAAATAGAGCGGCGGGTGATGGTAATGGACAATGTTCCTACATGGGTGAACCTGGAAAAATGTGCCAATTTTGTGGAAATGGTGGAAATGCTTTATAGCTATACAACCAGATATGCTATAGCAAACCTATTGAGAACATTTGATGGATTGATTGAAGCACTTGCTATAGAAAGTTCTCATGATAATGGTGCAAATGGAGTATCTTCATCTGGATCGAATGCTTATGTATTTGTGGTATTTACGAATGAATATAGTTTTTGGAAATATGAAAATGATATGGTTCATCCCGTTATAATGGATAAGTTCTCTTCAGTGAACCTTGATATACCACATATCGTCTATTGGAATTGCGCGAATGCGAATGCGGATTGTTCTGTTCCCGCATTGAGTAATACAAAAAGGGTTTCTATGGTTTCTGGAACAAATGCCAATCTACTAAACCACTTTAGTTTTATTGGATGGGGAAACTTATACAATAACAATGCAGTGGAAACTATGGAGAACATTTTGGCCAATTCTAGATATGATGAAGTAGAGGATTTGTTTAATGCATATTTTCATGTTTAGTGCCTGGTTAGGTGGTCTGATGCCAAGGGGGCATCATAGTCCACCCGACCAGGTATTACTTCGTATTCACTAGTTCTAGTATATGTTCTCTGGTTTGTTCCGCATTTTGCCTAGTATCTGGCATAGATATAACAATATTTTTCAAAATAGATATATATTGTTGCATAACTCTGGCATCTTTGCCATCAACCTCAGCCTCTGTGTCTATATCGATATCGGAATATTCATCTGTTGACATAGACTTCACTGGGCATTTATAGTAAGTATATAAATAAGTCATTGCTGCCGAATAATTGTCCCAAGAGTTATAATACTGTATTAAATCGGTATAAACGGATTGCCACGTTTGTTCTCTAGTAATATATGCCGAAAAATAGGATGTTATTCTATCTTTGAAGTTGTTTAATTCATCTGTAGATAAAATAGCCATTAAATTAGAAGTGAAAAATCCATCCAAGATTTTGTTTATTTTTTCTGTTGTTACTTTTTCGGTTATTTTTAATATGTTATTGGTTCCCATATTGGACAGTATATGAATATCAATACACCAATAGGCATAGCTATAGTGATTAATAAATGTGGTGTGCAATGTTTTTTCATTTTGTAATAGATTAAACTGGGGGTTCGTTAAGGATGTAATATCTCTAGCCAGACCAAAATCAATTATAATAGGGATATTTTGTATATCGTCATACACAATATTTTGCGGTTTTATATCAAAATGAATAATGTGTTTTTCATAAAGAAGTTGAATTGCTTCTAATATGTACAAGTGTGTATTTATCATTTTTCGGTATAATTTTTCCGGGGATTGGTCAAGTGTTCTTATGTAGGCCGGTAAAATATGTTTGCCGACATAGCGAACTTTGTTTGAAATATAGGATGCCTTTTTATTGAGTTCTCCTAATTCGTTTTGTAAATAAGCGCATGTTTTCACTAAATTATAGTCCATATTCACCATATTGATTTTGCAACTTTTTACGACTGGTGCAAAATACAAATAATATAGGGGTATTTTTTGCACTAATTTGCCTACTTCTATTTCGTAATATTCATCTACTAGGAACTGCGATTGTTGTATTTTTGTTATATAATGTCCACTGTCTATATCGTCTTCTATTTTTCCATTGCAGGCATTTATGCTGGGATAAAAAACACATCCATAGGTGCCTTTACCAAGTACTTTTAGGTCTGTATTCGAAATCATACTTATAGTATTTGTATATTTTTGTTTTTAGCTCATTTTTTACGGTAGTTTGTTTTATTGTATACTCATATGGACATTAATGTCTGGTTGGGTGGACTGGTGCCCTGGGGCATCATAGTCCATACAACCAGTATCATGCTTACCATTACGCCTAAATTAATGACTGGTCGTATGGATTTTCAATCCACGCGACCAGATAATAAATACTCATTATATCCATCAAACCATTCCAATATTTCTCGCAATCCATCTGATGTATAGAATAATTCTTCTGCAAATACAGGTATTTTTGCATATTTTATTTCGAGTTTTTGCTGCTGTATTTCAGGGGCTTCATTTTCATATCCCATTGCCTGCTGATACTTACGCTTTACTAACATAGATGGGTATGTCTTCGATGACGATGCAGATTTTGACATGTATATGAAACCACGGTATGATATATAGTAATAACAAATACTTTACTGTTTGTATATGACTATATAAAACACAATTCAATTTTTTCGTAATATTAGTGTCTGGTTGGGTGGACTGATGCCCAAGGGCATCATAGTCCATACGGTCAGACATTAGTAAAAATAAACTATTACCTGTATATACAGATGTTACTGCCTAGATGTATGGAGCGAGGTGATAGTGCAATAAAAAATGGTATTTATACAATTACAAAGCAATGACAATATGATGTTGATGTGATGGCAAGCAAATATAACAGTTGTATGTAATTACATTATTCGTAATCGTCATAGATATCTCTTTTTAATGGGGCTCCGGCCTTGCGTCCAGCAAAGTCACTGTTTTTCATTTGCATACCTGTTTTTTGAAAGTGAGTAAATGCAGCCATGGAACTTTTGCGAGCCCATTCGACGACATCCTCTTCCTCATATTCGTATTCGTCCATGCGCTCTTGTTCTTCTAGCCATTTGGCATATTCGTCATCTGACATTTCGTATTGGTGGTCTGATACGTAACTGTGAGATTGTACTTCATGAGACTGTACCTCAGGTTCTATCTCATGGAATGACCTGTCCACCATAGTGGAGCTGCGCGATTTGTTGTACATGCTGTTCGTCTTATACTCACCGGCAATCATTGCACAATCGTCCATGTTATGTCTATACATATTGCAGTTGCGACATTTTGGAACGGTGGCTGAAATACTTTGCGCTCCGCGGGCGATAACGGGGGTTGAAGTTGATTTGGTAGAAGACATTTTAAAATAGTTTGAAATGGTTTGAAAATATAGGGGTTGAATAACTTTATAATCAGGGTATGTTTAAAATACTATAAACTGAATATAAAAAATGTATTTCAATTTTCTGGTACCCCAACTTCATGGAGGTTCACCAGAATACATATTCATCAGTCCACACGGTCAGACATTAATGTCTAGCTGCGTGATGTGATGCCCCGGGGCATCATAGTCTATACAACCGGCATGATGATGATGTCCATATGGATTTTTAATCCATATGGTCAGACAATAAAAAAGGTTATTAGTTATTAGTTATAATAATTATAATGTCTTAATGTCTGGTTGTGTGGACTGATACCCAGAGGCATCATAATCCATGCAACCAGCATGATGCTGACCATACAACTATACAGTAAATCAAACATATACGATGATATACAATAACAAATATTTATTTTTTATTGTCTGACCATATGGATTGAAAATCCATACGACAAGTAATTAGAACGAAACTTCCGGGGTATCCTGCTCTCCAAGTATCCAGTTTTGCATTGCCTTTATCATTGACCAGTAGCGATGGTTTCTTCCATGGAAATTGTTGCATTCCAACCATATTTCAGCAGGATTTGTCTCTGTATGCACGTGCGATACATACATTCTGATATGTATTGCAACAGCTTCTTCGGCGCCATCGTCACTATATAAAACGGCTGTCCAGCAAAACCAGGATGTAGGACGTTTTTCTATTCTGTAATGGTCCCAATCTGCTCTGGGTCCGATTGGAAAGGAATAATTGTTGTCGCACATGCCAATGTTATTTGCAATAAAGAACTCTTCCAATTTGTAGCGAATAAAGTCGGGTGTCATTTCATCGGTTTGACGAACATGCAGTGTTTCGCGATGCAATATGGAGGGACGACCATATGCTCTGCGGGGATGACGTTTCGAAGGCAGTATTTTATATGATTTTTGACGTTCTACATAGTCTACCTCAGTTTCGAAAAATGGGTCCATATCATCCTGATTGTCGCAAATATCTGGTCCAGTTGGAACAGGACCTCCGCTCAAGCAACATTCTGCATTAGAATCATATCCGCGCGATTTTGTATTGTGTGGTTCTCCATAATAGTCCAAAATGGGGTCCTTCGAAAATAGTTCAGGGTATCTAAATCCATAATGGGTGTATCCGCAAGAGCGTTCTCGAGGATACTCTGCTACACAGTTTCCGCAATATCCAATAAATACGCCGCGCACTGATTGGTGGTAATTACAATTGTTGCAATGGGCTGGGCTCGTACCCGGTCCGCAAATAAATCCATCCAACACACAGGGCGTCAATGCCCACTCCAATGGGAAATACTCTGAATATACAACATTATTGATAGTATAGATATACTCACCTGTTTCTATTACCTCGTATAAATTGAGGGAAATTGTCTTCATCTCCATTGTTCCGGATAGTTCAGTCAGTTGCTCCTTGGAATATATAGTCATAGGTGTATACCAACTGCATATCTCGCGAATTATCATATCATCCAACAGATAATGAGTAATATGCCCATTATCTTCTCCGCAGCCCTCCGCCGTAGCAACATAAGATTTTCGCGCATTCCATAAATTGGTAGCATGCGTAAAATCTTTGTTTATAAAGCGGTGAATGATATTAGTACCTTTGAGGTCATCAAGGTCATAGTATTGTTTTGGTGAAAACACTGATTTACCTGGTAATTCGCAAAATATCCGGTCACCGGAATATATTAATGCGATATATCCTTTTAACCGGGTACTGCATAATAGTTCTGGTCTAACCATGTTGTTGGTGATTGTAAAATTACTATCGGACATCATTTTGAATAATAAATATTGATAAAGAAAGTAGTAAAGAAATTGGATATAATAAGGGGGGAATATTAGTATGCAAAATAATTATTTAAAATAAAGTATTTCAATTTTATAATAGATATATACAATCATAGATATATACAATCATAGATATATACAATCATAGATATATACAATCATAGATATATGTAAATATTATAAATAGTCATATCTGCATAATTCTTTATAATATCCGATAACAGAATCGATATCTGGGCCTAAAAAATTGTTGTTTAGATAATCCATTTCTATCGTATTTTTCCAATAAAAAGACAAATCGCGCTTTGCATTATTTATGTCTGCAATACTATCAAATAGAGGAGAGTTTTCTAAAAACCCTATTTTGGGAAATCCAATTACTGTATTGTTTTTTATGGTAAAAATCCATCGATGATGGATATGCCCCACTGTAATTTCCCTCTATCCTTGCAAGTTCTCTGCATTTACTTGGGAAAGCAATATATCCGGCATGCGCAATAGCGGACATTTGTTCACAGACAAATACGGGGTTCATTATATCTTCCAATGTATGTGTACAAATGCAAAAATCAAACTTTCCCATACGTGAAACATATTCTAGTATTGGTTCCCAACTGCATGGATGTGTTATATCACATTTGAAATGTGTAATAGTGGAACTGCCGGTATGGTTATTGAAGTCAATAATGGCGTCTACATAGGGGGCAGACCATCCGAAATAACTGCCGCCTACATCCACTACGCGAAATGTACCTTGCGATTTTTTCATGCAAATATAGTCGATTATTTCTTGTCTATTTCCATCAGATAGCTTTGCGTTGTAAATCATTAGGGCGAAATACTAATATGTATTGATATATACTATTTGTATATAAATAGTATGTGTTTATATTATTATTTGTAGTTAATGTCTAGATGTGTGGTGTGATGCCCCTGGACATCACGTTCCATACATCTAGCATCATTCTGACCATATGGATTTTTTAATCCATACGGTCAGACATTAATGTCTGGTCGTGCGGATCAACTTTTATTCGTAGAGATTTTTAATCTCTACGAATAAAAGCATGCACTATTTAGTATATCCGGGTCATAATGACCC